GTTCAGAGTTTCCAGAAACGTAGAGAGTATCGTTTAAACCCTGTGCAGCCTTTGACATTCCAGTTGCTTGTTCCTTAATCATTTGAAGGTGTTCTAGCAACGGAACAGTACCTGTTGAAATAGCTTCTGGTGGTAGTGCTGCAACTGCTGCTGCTGGATTACCGTTGGTTGGGATAATCTGTTTTGGCTTCATGTTTTGCAATGCACTAAAATCCACGACATTTGGATCAGCTAATTTTGGACTGTAGTTGGTGAGATATGTATTCTCGACAAAACCTCTTAGTATAGCAGTACTAGCTAAAGTACTACTCCTAGTGAAGTCTGCCATTGATAAACCAAAGAACTCATGAGGTATATCTATAGGTACAATACTTGCCAATGGGATTTTTTCACAATCCTCTTCAAATAGTATATGACCACCTACAGTAATGAGGTGTTTAAGTTCTGCTATACCATCACCATCTCTATCAACTCTAATCCATGATTCTGTCAATGTGACTAGTTGATTAGCTTCTAGTGGATAGCCTGATTTACCTTCATATCCTTGCCAATAACGTTGTCCTGTTATCTCTTTTCTTGCAGCAACGTCTTCGCTGTATTTTCCACTACCAAGCCAATCGTCACCTGTATCTAATTCAGCCCACTCATCCTCTGTTATACTTTCCCCCCACTCAGGATAGTACTGTCTTACTTCTGACCTTGTCATCTCAGACTGTATACCTACGTAGTTTGCATCCTCTATTTCTCTGGCTTCATTAGATATTCTAAATGATTCAGGTGGAATACACTCTAGTTTGATTCTGCTCTTATTTATCTTTTTCCTTAGTCTAACGTCTATATAAGATATTCTGTCTGAATTAGGATTGAGCGTTAGCTCGTTGACGATTTCGATATTTTCATCTGCAAGAATTTCATCTAACTTAGCTTCATCGATTTCATCAAACTCTTCAATGACGTAATCGTAATCTTCAATATAATCCCATCTTATAATAGCATTTTTCCAAAGGAGAGCTGACTTCATCCAAGTCTGGAGTATTTCCCATCCTTTATTCTTTTTAAATATGCAGTAATTTACTACATTACTAGCATCCTTTGCAGCTTGAAAAGCTCCAGGTGTATCATCATAAGGAATAAACCGAGCTAATTTCTGATTGTTTAAAAACAAATCAGATAAAACTGCTGTGTATGCTTCAATTACTTCTGTTGTGCTTGTGTCAACTATGGTGCTCACACCTTGAGGTGCAAGGTGATCCATTGCCACACCAGCGTATTCGTATGTACTTTTTAATCTCTCTTGTGAGAGATCTGAACTGTTTAACCAATCGCCACTACTGGCTTGAATTCCTGATTCAATCTGAACTATAAGTTGTTCATCACTGACAGCCTCTTTATAACCGTTCATAGCGTGCCTCTTCCAGTGTATATAGGTTTACTGGCTTCCATAACTTTCTTTTCATACTTTCCAGGTTTAGATAGCTCTGTCTTTCTTTTGACTTTGTTCTTTGCTGGACTACTTTGTGTTACGTTCTGAATGTATCGTGTTGCTGTTGTTTTCATTTGAGACTCCTGCTCTTAATATTTTACGACCTCTAAAAAACACTATTGTGTTTATACAAGTATTTATGGTTATGGCTACAACTAGCCAGGCTTCCCACCATTCCATTAGCACTTCCATCTTCTCCTTGCTGCTTTGCCTCTTTCACCTGTCCATCCTTTAGATCTGGCACAGAATGATTTTCTCCTCTTTGCATCTTTACTTCCAGGTTTAACTTTACCTGTGACTGCTGTTTTTAGCTTACTTCCAGGATTATCTCTTCTGTACTTGGCTACACCTTTGGCAGTCATACCAGCACCTTCTTTGACTGAGAGCTTGTGTCCACCACCTACCGTTTGACCTTTCATTGTTCCTTTACTTTTCTTTAAAGGAACTACTTTTTTTCTTTCTGCCATTTTAATATCCTGTACTGTTTTCTTTAACTAGTAACATGTCAAATGTATTTGTTATTCTTGTGTTATTCGTTCCGACTTCTACTGCACGAACATCAATATCTGTTTTTTCTGGTAATTTAAGAGGTATTGAAAAATCAAAGTGATAGGTACTTTCAAAAAGTTCTGTTAAGTGAAGTATTTTAAAAGGCTCATTTAATTCCCTTTTATATAAATTAATTTGTACTTGTTCACCTTTATTTACAGAGGAGTCTATTGCCAGTAAATAACCTGTACAGCCTGCAGGTACAGTGTAGATTGACATAAGTGTTTGAGAATACCCTATATCAATTTGTGCAACTACAGTTCCTGTTCCAGAAGTTGTTCTTGCAGTTATTGTTCCTACGTTTGAAACCGTACCTTGATATTGCATACGGTATATTCTTTTAAACTGATTTGTGGTTGTTACTGCAGTTAATCCAGTCATTGTAACCGTTTCAGTTATTTTATTATAATTACTATCTAATCCTTCTAATATGATATCGCCTGTATCAGATGCACTTGTAGATATAACATATAAAGTCTGTTCAGTATTTAACGAAGACCATGGATATAGTCCACCAGCTGTCCAAATACTCTCTGGATCTGTTGTTGAGTTAACCTGAAAGTTAGCTCCAAACTTATGTAATGATTCGTGTCCTGCTACAAGACCTTTGCTCACCGATAAGTAAAAAGGTTCAGCTGTATTTCTTCTAATATATCTTTCTTCAATAACACCTTTTGGTTGTACCATAGTTCCTCTCCTATTTTTTACTCATCCAAGCTGTTGTACCCATGTATGCACCGACAATACCAGCTCCACTAAGGTAAAAGAGATTACTGATATCTGAGAGTGCTTCTACTCTTTCTATAGGTATAAAAAACATAGCTGCGGTGAATGCACCCATGGCTATCAGGGTTGACCTAGCCATACGCAATTGTGCCAGTTGTTTTCTTAAAGCTGTTTCTGTCTCTTTAATAGTTTTAACATGGGATAATTCTTCATCACTCACAATACCATCGCCATCCTCATCGTATTCTTCATACTTACTTCCTTTCTGTAGTTTTTTCATAAGCTTCTTTTATCTCTTTTATAGTTCTAAAACAACCTAGACATATTCCCTTTTCGTCTAATCGACAAAGACCTATGCATGGAGAGTTAATCATTAAATTCTTTTTAAAACATTTTTTCTAGGTCCAGAAAACTTTCCACCTAATCTAACTCCACCTTTTGATAAAGTTTTAGCATCTTTCTTTTGTACCTTAGAAACAGGGGTTTTCTTTTTAATTGCTCCTGAAAACATAGTTTTATTTTTACTTGTTAATTTTTGTGCTTCTGCTTTTCTTTTTGCAGCTAATGTTTTTTCAAATGCCTTTGCATCTGCTTTCATTTTGTTTAATCTAGCAAGATCTTTGTCTCTTTCACCTTTTATAGGTGATCCTGCTGGAAGATCTCCAAATCCTTTTGTAAGATTACTTTTCTTTTTTGCAAAAGCAGCACCTTTAATTGCTTTTGATTTTCTATCACCTGCTATTCTTCTTCTTTCTGATGGTGAAGCACCTAATTTTTTTTGATCAGCCATAGTATTCTCCTGTAAGTTAATGGGCTTTTCCTACCCTTTGCAGCCCAGACAAAGTGAGGACAATGGTAGAATCAGTGTACAGATCCGAGTTTATCTAACTCAGCCTGTAATTCTTCATCTGATAAATCACCTGCATCTATATTAGTCTGTGTGACATCTTGTCTAGAGAGCTTTGGTGCTTGATATTCAGCAAGTATGCTAGCTACCTTTACTATTTGCTCTGAATCATCATCTTCCATAGCTCTTACTAAAACATAATTAAGTGCTTCTATAGCATTTGGTGCATCATCACCCATGCTCTTCATAGCCATTATAGTGTTCTTTGCAAGTTCTCTTTGTTCTTTATTTTTTCTTCTTGTCTCTAATCCTCTCAATCGATATTCATTAGCCATCTCAGAAGATTGTATCTTTTCTAGATTGGATAAAGACTTTTCACTGGGTTTTACAGCCATGTCGTATTCTCCTGTTCAAACGAACCTATTCTGTCTTTCCAAGAGACATTATCGTTAGTTAATCTGTGTTGATGTGTTCTGTATGCCTCAAAGGCAATAGCCAAAGCCATAACAGTGTCATCATAGTTTCCTGCAAGAGCACTTGTGCTTCCATTATCAGCTGACACATATGTACGTAGTTCCGAGACAATAATATCACTGTGTATTTCTATATCGTGTTCTTCAATAGCTCTCTTAAGGTTACCTATAATCATTGGTTTAGTACTTATCGTTGTTCTAAATCCAGGTTTACTACCTTCATCGTTGAGAAGTGTGGCTGCTTTAGTTTGATAGTATAGATTGACATAGTTCATTTGTTTTAATCTATTTAATGTGGCTATACCTAAGCTATTACTTTCTACAGCTAGTAGTGCGTTGTTAAAATAGCGACCCAAGTAGAACAGTATATCACCGAATACAGAAGGGTCAATGTAATTATCTCTGAATAATGCACAAACTTCCCTCTCTTTGTTAAGTACGACTGCTGTACTATAGTCTTGACCTACCCCAAGTGAAACATCTGCTCCTATTATGAACCTATCTTCGAACTTTGGAGCTCTCCACATCTCTAAGTGTCCACTCTTATTATCTTCAAAGTAAGAACTCTCATAATCAAAGGCTCTGATATACTCTGGTGCTTTAACCTCATACATTTGTACTATTTCTTGGTCAAAAACACTGTTACCTGTCACCAGAAAAGCCTCTTCGGCACTCGCTGGGTACTCTTGTATAAACTTTTTCTCTCCAGATTCTCCTATTTTTAACCTTCTCCAGTATAATTGATCATTATCTAGTGAATAGTTCTCAACAAGATCCTCTTCTTCCTCTGTTAACTCAAATCCTTCAGGAGCTTCCCTACGATATTCTGGAGTTATATACCAAGGTAAGAAAATGGGTACGTATTCGTTGTCACCGTTTATTGCCCCTTGATAAAGTCTAAAGAATTCTCCACTAGCTCCGTTAGCTGTGCTCTCTAGTATAACTTCCGTCTCGTTTTCCTGACTAATTCCTTGGAAGAGTCCAGCCAGTATCTGTTCATCGAACTGCCAAAAGGCGACCTCGGATAAGTGTGCAATGGTTGGAGTAGTTCCTCTGCCTGCTTCCTTTGCACCTGCTGTGTATAGTCTGTAACCGCTCTTATTATGTTCAAATAAGATCTCCTTTGCGTTACTCTTCTGTAGAGTTGGGGGTTCTTCCATATTATCTATGATATTTCGACTCATATTAAAGAGTGCATCTGAAGTGGCACTGTCATGTGCCATAACGACAGATCGAGTATAGGGAGTGAAGTATGTCTTCCAGAATACTCTCGCTGCACAGTA